GAGGGAAGTATCATTCGTATGACGTCAAGGATGCTGATTCATTCCTCAGACTGCTGGGGGCGCTTACTACCGTATGTATAATGGTCATAATGTATTTTATCTCATAAAAAAAGTCGCCCCAGCGTAAGCCAGGGCGTTCTTTCGTTATGCAGACTTTTTCTCGTCAGCGTAAAATTTACCTTCTTTAGGGTTAGATACTACGCCAAGCACAGTAAGAACTCCAAGTAATGCGGTAACAGCAGTTGATACCTTCACGTCAATTCCAGCCGGTAAGTGGAACCCAAATAACGGTGCCAACGCTTGAGCGCATAAAACCAAAGCTGATGCTAATGACATCCAAAAACCGTAATTGTGTAATCTTGCTTTCATCATTTATCATTCTCCTTTAACTTTTTTACGGCTGCTTCGAATTTATCGAGTGCTGCCGGTGTTAGATATTTCTGCAGCTCCCATGTTGGGTAGTCCGTTGTATGGATTCCTGTCCCGATCCCACGATGATGTTTGCTACACAAGACCATCATGCCGTCGATATCCTCGGGAGTCGTGATGTTCGGATGATCGGCCTTCACTTTTTCCCAATCGACTTCAGTCATAGCTGAGTACTCGACCACGTTGTGGTGAACCTCTAGGTCGCCTTCACAGCGTCCGTTTCCGATCCAGCACCCAACACCCTCGGCATGAAGTTTCTTCTTTACAGCACGGAATTCTGCGGACTCAGAACGTTCCTCGTGGGCCTCATAATGGGTGACAGTCTTCAGCGTCTGGAACTGGTCATGAGCTGGAACGACCTTGGCGTAATTCCCGGGCCCATATTGCTTCAAATGTTTCCTTAACTGTTCCATCGACATATTTACCTCCATAAAAAGACGGACGCCACGAAATGTAGCGCCCTGTAATATGTGTACATAATGTACACTTTAATGCTATCCAAGTAACTTCCTCCAAGTGTAAAGGCCACAGATACCGTCAGCTGCTAAGCCTAGTTTCTTTTGGAATCCCTTTAGAGCTGCCTCAGTGTGTGGTCCGAATGAGCCATCTGGCGTACCTAACTCGAAACCTTTCTTTTCAAGCAACGTTTGCATAAGCTTAACTTCAGCACCTGTATCTCCCTTGCGTAAAACAGAGTGGGTTACCGGTTTAGCGACAGGAGCCGGATGTAGGCGTTTGTGAACCTCAGCTTTGAAGCGAACTAATTCAGATGGTTTCTTAATCCATGGAAGAGGGCAGTCTTTCCAACCAACGACAGCTTTATGAGTCGTGATATCTCCCTCGTCTAATCCGTATAGCTTACATAGGTAAGCAGCTAGATCAGCAGCGTTCTGGAACGTTTTCTCAGTGATATTACCGTGCTCGTCTAAACACATTTCGATACCGACTGTGCAGTTATTCGGATATGAACCGAATTTCTTTAACGCTTCTGGCGTATAAGTTTTAGATCCAACGTGGTACGCCATTTCAACGACACCTGGCTTATAAGGAAGGGCAGCAACGATAGCTACATCATCAACCTCGAATGTGGCCGAAGCAAAACGGGATCTCTCATCGTTAGGATCTTGTTTGCGTAGATTAGCGAAGTATTTCGCAATTGCTACAGCAGACGCTCCAGGATCGGCAGTATAGTGCATTACAATTCCTTTCACTTTTTCGATCTTCGTTCCTTTACGTGAAAATCGGTTTACTGGAATAAACATTTCTGTAATTGGTAACATTTCAATACCTCCGTTTAATTGTTATTTGAAAAATCCTGGTAATACAGCAGCACCGAGAGTGATAATCGCAGTAACTAGACCACCGACAATCTTGCCGTTACGGTCTTTCATCGCCGTCATCTCTTCGTCTTGGTTAGCTATTTTCTCTTCCAGACGCTTGACGGTTGCTTCGAGCTCAGTTCTCGGGACGTACTTTTTATCAATGTTGTCTAATAGGGTGTCTAATTTTGATTCCATACGACCCATCCCTTTTTCGATGTTTTCGACTGCCTTCTCGACTACTGCAATACGCTCGTTGTTTTCGTGCTCCATCGTTTCACCTCCCTTCGAGTCAATATAAAAGACGGCCTAGTTATAGACCGTCAATCACTAAAGGGTTCGCCCTCATCGTATTCAATTGACTTGACGCAATGGTCTTTCTGGAACAGGTTTAAAAACTTACAGACGAGATTGCAAAAAGGGCAGTTGTCGTGTTTGGCAACATGCTTACCCAATCTGCTTGAAATCGTTTCGTCCGGATACCCGTTAAACAGAGCAACATTGAAGAATTGGTCGATGGCAATTAGTAGATTCCAAAAATATCTTTTTACCATATGACTGTACTCAACTCGTCTAGGGATTGTGCTGCGTTAACTTTCGGCCCCAGGTCGTCACGAAGTTTAGAGACGTTACCTGAGATGTGGTACAGATGCGCCACGTAGACCGACTCGAATTTCATTGCATCTAGAGTTAGACGCACCACATTACCGTCGCTATCGTAAGCAGTCCATTTCTCCTCAGTTATACGACCTTTTTCGAAAGCACGATCCAATTTCTCGAAGTTTTTCTGTGCTTCATTGTCGCATGAGAATTGATATTCAACGCCAGCAACCGTTGCAGTGAAACGACCTAGGATGGCTTCATCACATGCTACTTTTAGCTTTCTCATCTTACTGTTCCGAGCAAGACGTAAATGCGTTTCTTCGTTATAAGTTAGTGCACCATTTTCGTAATGATGAACGAACGGGTTACTGAAAAACGAGTGATCGTCCGGAACGGAGACCAGAATTGAATTCTGATCCTCCGAACTAGACCACCCGATCACTCGTTTTGTTTCGTCTATCTGAATGAAAATATCCATCGTATTCTCCTTTCTAGTACTCTAGGACATAGCGTAAAACAACGTCATTCGCAGTTGTGGTAGCCGAGCTGTTAGCTGCGTTTCCTGTGATAGTAGTGTTAGTAGGCGTGAAAGCTTTCGTGATAATAGTGTCCGTCGATGCACTTACATAGGCTCCAATTGCTTCATTATGCATATACCCAAGTGCAGGACTGTTCTTCGGTATATAAGTGTAATCAAAGTCAAAGTTGTTAGCCGTAGAGGTTGAAGCATCGTAGTCCGACCACACAAGGATCCAACCGTTTGCACATTGACTTAACGATTTACTAGGCGTAATAGTCTGAGTATCCGTTAAATAGTAACCACCCGACCATAAAGTTCCTCTAGCTCCAGTTATGACAGGCTCACTGTTTAGGAACACTTGTCCATCTAGTACACGTAACGTATCGTAATCATTCGTGAAATCGGTTGACCCAGATGTCTTACCTGACTTAAGCCATTGCATCCCCTCGGTATCTGAAGTAGCTTCATCATTCATTACGATGTTATTGGCACCGATGATATCGGAGTTATTCAGATTCAATCCATATGACTGCATAGCAGCCGTCCAAAACAAACTAGTACCCGTAGCAATTCCTCCGGCATAGTTAACGGTGAATTTTGTACTACCGGCAACGTTTAACCCAATAGCGTTTCCTGTGAAAGGGGATGGCGTAAAATAGTTATAAGTAGCACCCGTAGTGAATGCAACAGTTACTTTTGCACGGATCCAATACAGTACAGCCGTTGAAGCACCGGCCGGAATATTTGCTGTAGTACTCGAAGGCATGAATGGTGTACTGTTTGAAACGGCTGCTTTTGCCGTCCAATCGGCTGGAGCAATGAACGTGAATGTCGCATCAGAGCTGAAGTTGTTTCCGGTTGGTGTAACACCGTTTAAAGTAGTCCAAGCCGTTCCATTCCAATACTCCCATGCGATGACCCCATTAACACCAGCTGTTATGATATCGACTATCTGTCGAGTGACTTTTGCAGTGTTACCGATGTACAAGTAATGACCAATTGCAGACGGTAATACCTGTGATTGACCAGGTAAACTGACGTTGGCCGAAGGCGTTTGATCTGCAAATGCGGATCCATTCCAGTACCAGACTGCCGAGTTATAGTCGGTATTTAATGGCATATAAAGCATGGTGAACCAATTGGCTGAGCCTTTTTGTTCTAGTCTAATACCATCGGCATTGGCGTCTTGGAAAACGTGCATTAACGTTGCCGGCATGTTTGTATTAACACCAACACGTTGATTCGTTGTGTCAACGTTGAATACCGGATTCGCGGAGGAGTCCTGTACTTGGAACGTTGTTGTTCCGTTTGTGGACGCTTTGATTAAACCACCAACGAAAGTCGGACTGTCTGTCGTTTGAACGCCTTGGTTCATATGATAACCATCGACCATATCAGCGTTCAGATTCGCAACAGCTGTTGTTGATGTTACGGTAAACGGTGCTGTACCGGTAGCCACTGTGGAAGTTAACCGGTTGAATGACGGGCTATCCGTTGTCTGAAGAGCCTGGTTAAAGTTATATCCATCGACCAGATCAGCATTTAGGTTTGTTACTTTTGTAGTTGAAGCAACGATTAAAGGCGCTGTCCCCGTTGCCACAGCAGATACGATTTGTCCATCCGTTGATATCCCGTCATAGAACGTAATTCCGTATGAGGTATATCCAGCTGGAATGGAGCCGGCCGTATTTGGTGAAATCAACGACCAACCTAGAGCGCTAATCATCTGAACATTAAGCGTGATGGCGTCAGCACCAGCGTTATAAACTTCAAGGTACGCATAGTTACCAGAGTAAGTCGTGTGGTAAACAATACGAGCTTGGGTGATTCCGTGTCCAGCAACATAGTTTGAGAACATTACCTGGTTAATCGTTGCAGATGAAGTGTTTCCGTACATGATACCAGCGTTAAATGTAGCCTGACCGTGAACACCAGACAGAGTCCAATCTAATTCAAACCGTGCTGCGTTACGAGCGATGCTCGATGCGGACTGAGCAATACGGTACCAACCAGCTGTAGCCGGTAATGTTGCCGATTGTGACGTCTGCTGAGTAAAGCCAGCTGAATCGATTCCATCCAACAAGTCAGCGTTCAAATTCGTTACTTTCGTCGTTGATGCTACAGTGAATGGTGCTGTGCCCGTTGCCACGTTTGAGACGAATACACCGCTGTTGGAAATCGATGCTTTTGAGACCCCAGCAACTTGGAAGTCAGCAATGACCCCTGTGCCTAACTGGTTAATGTATAAGTTCGGGTTCGGAGAGTTTCGTTCAATATAGTTAGGACTTACATTACCCTGACCGTTGTTCGAGATAAACCCTTTGACCGTTAAGTCTCCGGTTATTAACGATCCGAACCGTGTTCCAGTTGTGTTGGATCCTGGAGGGGCTGCTCCACGGCTTGCATCAGCCGTGCTATCTGTATAAATAGTTGTTCCATCTTTGACTGTTGCGATTAAGCCATACGTTGCTCCACCCACGGCAGTACGATAGATCCTCGTTGCTACCACGGAAGCAGCTGCTGGGACCGGTAGTGTTACCTTAACTGTCGTGTTTGCACTGGCGGTTGTGATCGCTAGGGAAGGGGAGACCGTTGTTTCTCCCGTTAATACTAATGTGCCGTCAGATTTGTAATATCCGGTCACGTACGTAAACTGATAGTTATATGCTCCGACACCAAGCGTTGATCCAGCTTGACCAACCAAAGAGAAGCCAGTTGTTGTCGGTGCAACCACCGTAGGAGCGAATGTAATCGTTCCAATATCGTGGGTGCCTTTAAATACATCTACTAGCTGGTTTAAATCCGATGCTTGCGGTAGGCCTCCGACTGTTATGTTATATAAAGCCATTTATTAACCTCCTTAAAACGTACACATAATGTGTACTAATTTCCTTTCATTAAAACTTGCCATTGAATCGACAGAGTCGTAGTGTTATCGTGTGATACACCATTTAATGCTACATGACTCCATAAATTACCGGCAGAATCGAATAAACCGGCCTCAGTTAGATCAATCGAGCCAGTAGGGTTATTTACGGGATCCACCGTACCCAAGGCGTCAGTTTGTTGGTAAGTTATCGAGTACTGAACGTAATAGGTTAAGAATGTAGTAGCGTAATCTACACCAAATCTCGTGTTAGCTAATTCGGCCCAAAGTGCTACATCGGAAGGGGAGGTACCGTTAACGTTGGTTCCCGTACCAACAGCGATTGAGCTAGGAACCGGTACTTGAACGCCTGTCCACATTTGAGCGACTTGGCCCCGTGCAAAGTTCGTGATCTGGTTTTTAAACACCTGGTCAAAAACGACCTCGCCCGTTTCTTTATCGTGCTTCATTACACGAACGTAACCAACGGCTTCTAAACTATCGTTCATTTATGTCCACCTCCCGTTAGATCCCCATAACCAGCCACAGGAAGGAGCATTCCAAACCTCGCCTTGGACGTCAGTAGCTACATATGTAGTACCGTCCCCCCAAACTTTTGCGGCTGGTGTACTTTGAATGAGGCGAGTGGACTCGACATTCTCCATAGTATCGAAAGGATTCGTATACATTTGGATGAGCGTGTTACTCGGATCATCATCACTTTCTAGCTGGCCTTTTCTAAGGTCGTTTATTAGCTGAATAAAAGTATCTATTTTCATTTTGTGTCCTCCTAAACGAGATAAGGTGAGTCAGCGAATTCTATGTTATAGAAAACTATCAGACTACCAGAATCGTTCTTTACAACCGACTTAGAGACACGCTGCACGAACATCACATCGTTAAGCCCTCCAAAGCGTTTAGTACTTTTTAAGGTAAAGTTCTGACCGGCAACCCAACCACTTTTAGTTGTGGCGTTGAAGTACGCTTCGAATGTTCCGGAAATTTGCGGAAATCTATACTTTGATAGAATCAATTGGCCCTTTGCCTGTACTGCTGACAACGTAGAATTGGTCAAAGACTTATCTGAATAAACCTCTTCGTAAACGCCGTCAGTATTGCCTTCAACCTTGGCCGTTACCCCTTGAGCTTCCGGATCCTGACCGAGCCATACCATGTCTTTCAAATAGTGAAAACGTACGACAACGACCTTACCAGAAGGTACTGCCCCGTTACCGGAAAAGTTTGGAATTCGAATTAAATGCTGGGTATAGTGGATGTAAGCAGTATTACTATCTCCACCACGGTCAGGTGCTCCGTCGATGATGTCACGCTTCAAAGTCAATTTCGTTCCAGCAGTATTGTTATTACCATTTTTGAATGATGTATCTGCGTTATACTGAGCCATCGAATCGTAAACAACGACTGTTACGTCCCCAGCCACGGAAGAAACACGATATCCCATAGACCATTGGAGCGTTTGCCCATCGCCGGTAAACGGAAGGTAATACAGTTCGGCTGAACGTGTTTTAAATCCCTTAATGAAGATCTTGTTTACTTGCTGCTCGGAGTTCTCGACAATCTCCAGGTTACCGTAGTTGGTTATGTCAGTTTCGACATCTAACAGGTTATTCGGTAGGGGAGAGTTAAATGCCTCGAGCGTATACATATGGACGTCCTTATAGTAATCCACGTACCAACCCATCTGCACCTGATCTGCCACTGACTTAATCGCATCTGACGGTTTTTGATAGTCGGAATATACTGGCGCAATCGTTGTCCCCGAATTTTTTACGTTATAAGTAGTAAACCCAGGACAGAACGCACTGACCATGGCTTTTACGGTTGTTTCCGGAGCTTGCTGTTGATACCATCCTTGAATAAGATGTCGGTCTAGCCATTGGACATAAGACTTACAGTGAACCGTGTATATACGTGCTTGGCCCTCCACGGTCTCGTGAACTTCAACGACCACTCCACCAAATTCACGGTAAGGTTTATTTGAACCATCCGGAGCCGTGATAATAGCGTTTGGATTTTGCCAGACAATTTCGTTACCACACTTTGGTCGAACGAAAGAGACGTTTGTGGACGTCTTGGTGTCGAGTACGGTGTCGCCAGAATTAATGTACATAGTAAAATCCATAACATCCGAAGTCATAATTACGTTGTTGTCAACGTGAATTGATTCGTACTCAACCAATGGAGTAACGTCTAATGTATTTAATAGTATCTGGACTGAGTTTGTTGCTGCCATCTGTAACCTCCTCTCATATATACAGTCCGGCCCAAATCAGCGTTTGTAACGGATAAACAGAAAAAAAAGGGAGCACAAGGCCCCCAGTTTTAACGCAATACCATAGACATTTGCGTACGGAACTGCTTTGCGATATTCTCAGCCAATTCTTTGTCGGACTTAGCAGAACGGCCTTCTATGTTGATGTTCACGACCACTTGACGATTGTTCTTGTGGTTATTCATAACTGCCGTAGCTTTTGGTGATGTGGCACCGGCAGCGTTATAAACGTGCTCCTGAGTACCAGAGAACGTTTGTTGAATACCAAGAGCAACGCCCATAGTCGCTTGTTGGATCTTGTGCTTGTTATCATGGATACCTTTTGCTAACATTTTCATCATGTTCGGCATCCACTGGTCAGATTCACCTTTAGCAGCTGGCCCTTCCTTAGTTGGAGAATGGAATCCGAGTATGTCTTTGATCTTAGCGGCAGCACCGGATACTGCACCGGCAATCTTGCCAATACCAGACTTAATACCGGACACGAACATGTTCATCGCGTTTGTACCCCATTTCAACATCTTAGAAGGTAAGCCACCAAGGATACCGTCAATCATTCCACCGATACCACTTAGGACGCCTCTAGCTGTGCTGATACCAGTTTTAAACGCATTCTTCAATGCAGTCATAGCAGCACCGGAATGCCCGGAGATCAGCGACTTGATTGCAGAGAACACGCTAGAAACCACGGACTTGAATCCGTTGATGGCTGTCTTAGCAATGTTAATCTCGGATTGGAACGTTTTCTTCAAGAACGATAGAGCTGCTTTAATCGGCCCCTCAATGTTAGACTTGATGGTGTTAAAAACAGACTTGACCGATGAACCCCATTTGCTAAGTAGACTCTTAACGAAATTTACGCCGGTATTGAACGCATTTTTCATGTTAGTCATCGCCTGAGTTGCGTGAGTCTGAATAAATGATTTGACAGTAGTGAACACTGTCTTAACCCCAGAGAACCATTTATCCATTAAAGACTTCACCGTATTGAAACCGGTTTTGAACGCATCCATTAGGAACTTCATCGCCTTCCCTGGTTCACCAGAGAACAGAGATTTGATCGCCATTAAGATGTCTTTGACCTCAGTCCACAATCCTTTAAGCAACGTCTTGGCAACATTCAGACCGACTTGGAACGCCTTCTTCAAGAAATTCATTGCGGCACCAGAGTGTTCGCTAATAAACTTAGCAATGCCTTTGAACATCGCCTGGATAAATTTCGATAGAGGACGAACGAGACTTTCGATAACCTTGATAGCGCCGTTAAAGATTTTCTCGACGTACTTCCACGCTTTATCAGCAATCTGACCCATGTGAGTGAACGCCCAGCTCAGTATCTTAGAGAAACTCTTACCGAATATGTTCGTGTGAGCAAGGAACCTACCGAACCATCCGAACGCCTTACCAACAAATCCACCCATCAGATCAAGCGCTAATAGGAATGCGTTTTTAACGATTTGCCACAGATCCTGGAATACTTTCTTCCACTGACCGTTTATGATGTGGACGAATAATTGGATTATGCCGGAGAAAAGACCCCATGCATGTTTGATGATCCCAATTATAAAATCCCATGCAAATTTCACGACGAATTTAAAAGCCACCCATAGTGCGTTCCAGACAGCTGAATGCTTCGTGAAGAACGCCACGATGTTGTGCATCGCCTTGTTGATGTCTGGAGCCATCTTCTTAAACCAGCCTGTAACCGTAGTGATACCGGTAGAAACGGCTTTAACAACGGTCTTTAATCCATCAACAAATGCATGTAGAATGCTGTTAACAGTTTTATTAATCGGTCCCATAACATCCTTGTTCCACCCGGTGAAACCTTTTGTGATCGTGTGAAGGGCGTCCATCACGTCCTTTTTAGCCTGGTTGAACGTGTGGCCAAAGATCGGTTTGAACCAGTTAAGGAACTTAGAAGTTATTTCACGGATACCACCGATGTCGTGATCCCACGCATACTTCAATGCGGCAATTACAGCAATGACAGCTAAGACAGGAGGGGACATCAATCGTAGTACACCGAGTAACCGAGAGATCCCGGCAACAGCGGCACCAGCGGAAGTTATAAACATGCCAAATAGGCCCAGCATAGTTAATACTGTTCCACCGACTACCAATAAAACTGACGCAATAGCACCGAAGATTACGATTGCTTGCTTAACCGGATGACTTAGATGTTCCCACGCGTTCATCAACTTCTCAGCAAGAACGATGATCACGGCTAGAACAGGTCGTAACATTAAACCGATTTCCTTTTGAAGCGTCTCGAAGTGTGCTTTCAGCTTTTGGATTTGCATCGCTAAACCTTGAGACTTAGTATTCATGATGTCGGTCATAATGTTGTTATTGCCCATTTCTCGAGTCAGCGTTTGGAACTTATCATTGCTGGTGTTAACGATTGCCGTCATACCAGATAATGCGTACTGACCAAAGATGGTTTTAATCGCGAACTGCTGCATCTGAGGCGTTAATCCACCAAGCTTATCGTGAAGGATCTTCTGAACATCCGTAAATGATTTCATCTTACCGTGAGCGTCATAGAAGACATTCCCACCGTCTTTTGTAATCATACCGAGTTGCCTCATCATAGCACCGGCTTCTTTAGAGGCTGGAGTTAAGTTCGTCAACATACGACGAAGCGTTGTTCCGGCTTGGCTTCCACGGATACCGTGTTGGCCCAGAACGGCGATTGCTGCTGAAACGTCTTGGATACTTACTCCAACGGCTGAAGCCTGGGGCCCAACGTATTTCATAGTTTGCAAGAAATCACCCATACTGATACGAGCGTGGTGCAACGCTACAGTCATAGAGTTACCGATTTCCTGTGAAGCTTCTTGAGACGTTTTACCGGCTTTCTTAAACTCTTCGCCCATCTCATTGTAAATATCTGAAACTACGTTTGCGGTTTCTTCAAGGTCTTGCTGGTTGGCTGCAGCAACGTTCTTTACTACCTGGATACCACCGGACATGATATCTTGATAGGTTAGTCCTTGTTTCGCCATCGTGTTCATCGCTTCAGCTATTTGATTTGCACTGAAAAACCCGTCTGAGCCCATCTGAAGCGCGGCATTACCCATAGCTTCGATTTGAGCTTTTGATAGTTTGGTTTTTTCTAAGTTGGCATTTAAAGAGGATGTTGCGTTCTTAATACTCTGGTCGAACTCGGCACCGGCTTCAACGGCAGATTCGAAGAATCCTAGCATGTGTTCACCGGTTTGTTGCAATTGCATACCGGCATCCATCATATCCCCGAAATGAAAGGCGTGAGTAGCAGTAGTGATCCGTTCTGCCATCGTAGAGGCATGTGTTGCAATACTGGAAAAATCACGGTTCATTGTCTCAGCTGTAGCATTAGCTTGAGTCGCCATTTCTCGTAGTTGCCCATCGACCCGTTCGCCAACGTTTATGTTTGTAAGTTCCCTTGAAGACTCGTAGATACTTCTGAACGACTCCCCGATGCTGGTTGAATCCTCTCGGATAGTCTCAGCGGCATTATTGGATTGAGACGCCATATCTTTAAGTTCCGTTTGAACCCTCTCACCAAAGTTTGCGTTACTTAATTCTCTCGTAGACTCGTAGATATTCTTGAACGACTCCTGGATCTTTGTAGCGTCCTCTTGCACTGTTCTTGTAACGCCGTCCATCTTTAAGCCTTCCATAATGGACCTTTGAACTCGTTCCATATCTGCTGCTACGTTTCTCGCAAACTCCTCGAAAATCTTACTAGCTTCGTCCTTCGCCGAGATTAATAGACCGAGCTTTGCTTGTTGTTGCGTTTGTGCCAACTAATTTCACCACCTTATGATTCTTGCTGTGATTTCTGATACTGTGCCTCACGACTTAAGAACAGAAATGCTTGCTCGATACGCCATGCCGGTTGGGACTCTAGATCAGTGAATGTCCACCCCATTTCCTTGCACAGCAAAAATTCGTTATACTCGAGTGGAGCTTCATCCGAGTAGCCCCGGAGAAGTTTGTCCACCCGATCCTTTAGTTTTTTGAGGTTGCCTCAGTACGTGCTTCTGCGAATGCTCCGGCTACTTTCTCGATAACCATCGCTGGTAATAGGTCAATGCTTTCAGCAGTTAACGGGAATGCGATTGGTTGATTATTTTCGTCGAGTACGTATCCACCTTTTACTAAAGTCATAGTCAAGATCTCTGCTACTCCTAATTGGGACTCCATTGAATCATCCTTCATAGCAGATGTAATTTTCTTTTGCTGCCCCCAAGAGAGCACCTTTGGGTTTTTGATTTCTACAAATTGTCCTTCGCCAAGTTCGTGTAATTCGATTTTCATTAATAATTCCTCCAGTAGTTTAATAGTTTAGTTTCCGTGTAAAAAAAGAAGGAGCACGTCACGGAACGTACTCCCACTAGATTAGTAACTTGCTACAGCATTAACCAAAGTGATTTGGCAAAGGCCAGCGTCAGTCGCGTTATACAAAGCTTTAAAGTCCATATCAACACGAACGAATTCGTTTGAACGGTCAATAGTAGCCTTGGTGATGTCTGTTTTACTCAATAAGATAGTTAAAGAGTTGTTGGCATCGATGGTGAACTGGATCTGAATTGATTGCTGTGTACCGTTAGAGTACAGTAACCATTCAGCTTCGGAGTCAACGTCGAACGTTAATTTGCCGTGGATCTCGATACGACCAGTTACGTACTTAGTAGGATCTTGGCTGTTGTTACCAGCATAGATTAACTGATTAGCACGTTTGATAGAAAGGTCTCCACCAAGCATATTCACGTTTGATACACCACCAAGAGTAAGTGATGCCATCCAACCTTGGAACGGCTTAATCACGTTCTGAGTCGGAGTAGACTTAGTAGTCAACGCAGAAATCTTAGATTGATACTTTGCGGAAACTTTCATCATTCCGTCATCATCGAACTTAAGATCCACTTCATCAATGATCGCACCAGGATAGCGGCGTTCTTGAGCACCAGCAACTACGTTGTAGTCTGATAGGGTATAAGAATCACAGTTTGAATCCAGCACCTGGAACTTGTGAGTGTACGGGTTAGCAGCGCCAGTAACCGTATCTTTACCGAGGATACCTTTTAGGAAATATCCAAGTGTGTCCGGATAAGCTAGAGTGTCAATGTCGATCTTAGAATGACGAGTTGTATTGTAAACAGCGAAATCCTTAGATAGTACGCCACGGCGGCCTTCATCGACAGCCTTTTTAATCTCATCTTCGTTTTTAATAGAATCATAAGGAATGTACATAGTAGGCGCTACAGCCGTACCGAAAGTTGTTTCCTTAGCGATTCCCAGGTAACCTAATGCACTTAATTTAGCCATTAGTTAAATCATCTCCTCGTTTACTTACTAGATTTTTTTTCTACAACTTCTTCGAAATTAGCGTTGAAGAAATCATCCGGCACCTCGATCACATCACCGTTTTTAACAACAACCGGAGCTTCCGGAAGCATAACGATCATGTCATCTTGTTGGCCGACATATTTAACTTTTTTCATATAGAACCTCCTATCCGGTTACTTGCATAGAAACGTCGAACTGTTTTATTGCCAGATGAACGACGTTTTGCCCACCAACGATTTGAGGTGGGGTAGTAATCGTATTGATGTGGTCTACCGTTGCACTGAGAACTGCTCCACCCATGGTCGGATCCTTTCGTAGCTCAGCATCGATTGCGTCCAGTAAGTCATCAAAACCTAACTGGCCGGAACCATCTGGTGACAAGTCAATAGTCGAAATTTCTAATTGTGCCGTAAACTCGATAATCTTCTTACCGTAAGGAGCACCTTGAGTCAGGCGTTCTTCCTTCGATTTAGGTAATGAAATTACAACACTAGGGAAGTCCGTTTGTTGCATTAGCTTCGGCCGGTAGGTGAACACCTTTTTCACACCAGTAGCATCAGCTATAGTCGTTTTAATGGCGCTTTTAACATCTTGCCTAGTACTCACGTAATCACCACCTCACGTAAAAAGTCAGCGAAATGATTCATCGCGATATCTATTGCAGCACCATCGGAAGCCATGTGCTCAACGGTTTTCTCCGACCAGTGAGTAGGGACTCCTGGAGTGAAAGAACCCATGCCGTGAATGACCGGTGTAAAAATCGGAGACCCGAACCGTTTATCTACAGGGAATGCCGACATACCATACGACTTTGCCCACATTTCCTGACCAGCCGGAAAGTTACCGACATCCATGTAATAAGCGGATAATAAACCATCGAAATCAATATCGAACCCATCGCCGTGGACATTGATATTGTGCTTGATGCTTTCCTTCGTGTCGCCGTTACCCCTTGGATTGGTACGGACGTTAAGCATCGGTTTAAAGTACTCTTCGGCGTATTTTGCAAGATCCTCGGAAGTGTGAATCATAAAACTGTTCCAATCGTCTCGGAAGCTCAAGAACCGATTCGACTGATCCCAGGACTTTTGATCCCATTTACCAGTTACTTCGATCATCAGCTCACCACCACTCGACGATAAGGAGCGAGTAGCTGCTTAGCGATACCGAGCTCATCCGTTTTATTTGGGGTAGCGTTCACATTCATCACGGACGTTTCTTGCATCGTGATAGCCAAGGCACCACGGTCTTTAATTAATGCACAAGCTAACATAATAGTCGCTTGCTTGACGGCTTCCGGGATTGCCGAAACACCAGTACCAACTACGTGAGCAAATAGTAGGGGATTCTTCAGCGTTAAAACATTACCGTTAATCGCTGTTACGACAACCGATTCTTGTAAAGCGCCATCATAGATTGATAGTCTTTGGTTTACCACAATACCCGTTGAATCCACGACAGTAACCGTAGTTGCTCCAGCAGAAGCAGCAAGAGCCAATGTTGTGTTTGTCCATCCGTTTAAATAGGTATACTTAACCGTTATCGGGATTTCTGTTTGGCGATTATATAATGGCTCACCGTATCCATAGAGTGTTGCAGCATCTTGACCGAGAGCGGT